GTCTCCCCATACACCGGATCCTATATATCCTCTGACCTTATCCAGATTTTCCGTCAAGTAGAGGAAGTATACTCTCCCCCGGATGGCTTTTGAGGATTTCCCGATCACATCCGCCATTTCTTCATAGCTGCTACCAGCTTTGATCAACTCCCCCAGTGTTACAAATTCTTCCTCTGTCCACTTGATATGATTCTCTGCCTTAATGGGACGCTCCTTTAATCCAAGATCACAGATTCGCCGCTGTATGGCTCCGACTGTCCGTCCAAGCATTTTAGACAGATCGTTATAGTTGTACTGGTATTTTTTCAACAGCCTTTCCAACTGTTTATCCTCTGCGTCGCTCCAGGGAGTTGTTTTGATTTTTTGGTTCCTCTCAAAGTCACGCTTTCTCTTCGCTTTCGCCCACTCCGGCTCCGCGCCTAAAGCGTATTCCTCAAATTTGGTAAAATCTAAAAAAGTTTGATTCTTCTCCGCCCATATCCAGAATTCCTCTAAATACACCACCCGGAATGAATTACTTTTGATCCTCTTTCTGTGGATGGGGAAGCCCCTGTTCTCTATCCACGATATCGGCTTATATCCGTATCCGCCGTTAACACCAAGAGCGATCAAAAGCTGATGAAATGTTACGTAATCGCCATTCTCCAAGAAGGGACCCAACCCCATACGTTGCCTGGCATTTATAATTGCGTATTCGGATCGATTAAGCCTTTTCATCAGTGTGCCGACGGAAGTAACACCCCAATTTTCTTCCAGGTACTCTTTTTCTTCTTTTGTCCAGGTTCTTTCCTGCACTATAATTCCTCCTCGTCGGGGTCACAACGACAGTGAGACATATCACAACCCCATATTATTTTTCCATACATATCAATCCATCCAGCATGAGGGCAGTAGGGGCAACCCTCGGAAGGTTCTTCAGCGATTAATTCCCGTTCGTCTGCTTTAGCCATCTTCTTCTCTCCTTTCCCTTCAGGCTTTCCTGCTCCTCTGCTTTTCCCCGAATTCCTCCTCGAGTTCAGCCAAAAACTCCTCCGCCTGCTTTAACCCCTTGATCTTACGCACATTACAACCAAGTCGCTGCAGTTCACCTATCTGCCATTTCTGCAGGCCGGAAAACCGCCCTATCTCTGTTTTTAATTCCACGAAGTATATAACTCCTCCGGGAAATATGTATATCTCGTCCGGTACGCCTGGGTTATCCGGACTTACCCATTTACGGGCGATTCCTCCCAGCTCTCTTACTTTCTTGTTTAACCATTCTTCCAAAATACTCTCATCTCGCCTATTCTTTCTTGCCATTGTTTGTTGCCTCCTTTCCCCGTTCGTCAAGGACGTTCACTAATTCATTTACCATGTGTGCTACCAATGGCTGCGCTCCATATTTTCGGATCAGCCGGTATCCTTCTTGCGACATGGCATCGAGGTTCTTTTCTGTCGCCGGGATCATCTTCCACTTTAACCACCAGTCATTATAGACGTCCCGGAAGACTGCCGCAATTTCTTGATCTGTCATAGCAATTCCTCAATCCGGACATAGATTCCCGGTACCTCCGCCCAAAACTTTTCAATCACTTCAGAGGCCACTTGTACATCGTCTGTCCAGTACCCCAGCACGGTCATGACATCCTTTAGCGTCTTAACCATGTTATCCGTGTCGGGCTTTGTGATGTATTCGCCGTCCCTATGCTTTCCGCGCGGGAAACACCACTTTGTAATTAATCTCACAGGACCTGTATGTTTCTTTGCCGGCACATGCTTAGATAGGTGCGCCTCCAACTTCGCCCGTACTGCTTTCAGTTCTGCCGATTCGTAAAACACCGGCTTACCACTTACCTCTCTTACTTGTTTCTCCTGATGTGTTTTGGTAGGAGGTATGAGCGGCAGGAAAAATTCAGTCGTCATAATCTACACCTCGCCACATTTTTGTATCCGTATCATATCGGATAAAACCTTGCTTCTCAGCTTCAAGCACAATTTTTCTAAATATGGGCGTATATATATAACACGGCACTTTTTTCGCAGCCCACTTTACTATATTTGAAAATCTCCTTATCCCTCCTTCTTTTATCTCCGCCTGAGGTGACATTTTTTTCATATAGTTCAAATACTCATCTGGTATTATTAAAATCATACGCTTCACTCCTTTAAATCGCTAAATTTATTTTTTAAGACAAACTTTTTTTGTCAGGGGGCAGTGTCGGACAGGGCTACATGGGGCGGAGCCTACAGCCCCATGTTCCTGTTCACACCTGACCCGTCAGGGACAGACATTGATATATATACGTAGTATATATATTGTCCCTGTCTTTGTCCCTGGGGTCAAAACCGAGTTTTATCGATATTGTCCGTCTATCAAGACGTTAGGGACAAAACAGAATAAAATCGATATTGTCCCTAGGGACATTTACTCGTTATTATCGGTTTTGTCCCTGTCCAGACGCTTTATTTCGTCTTTTATAATGGCATAACCTCCGTGCTCTTTTACTCGTCTGCGGACTGTTTTTTCGGATACTCCGAGATATTCCGACAGTATTTCTACGGTAACCGGCTCCCCTAAATTTGCGCTTGAAATTGCCTCTTCAAAGGAATCTTTGCGCTCTTGCTCCCGTTCCTTTGGCGTCTTTTTACGCCCAAGGTTCTTCATACTCCGTTCCCTTCCGGTCATTTCGCATTCCGGTTTTACATCGTTCAAGGCCCCCGATTTATCCATGCAATGCACCGGGTAATCAAACCAGATATTGACCGGATCGAACTTTTTGAACTCCCTGAGCGTCCCCTCCAACCGCCATGCGGTCATTATCCTCACAGCCTCTTTTGCCTCGTTTATGGCCTTATCCAAGTCCCCAAGCTTTGCATAATAACGCTTCTTTTCGCAGTATTGCATCATAGTTCTGCTGTTTAGCTCATCGTCCTGAGATAAGTCCTCATCCCAATCAACGTTATTGAGATTAAGCCAGTCAATGCAGGCCCGGCAGACCGCCTTATTTTCTTCCTGCGTTCGTATGTCTTCAGACACTTCCAATTCGATCAGATCTAACAAAGCATCGGGATCCCTGGCAAATACACCGGATCCTGACGAACGGTCCATGCTCCGCTTGCTGCCCTGGCTGCCCTTGCTGTGGTGGTGACAGTAGATTACCGCTGCTCCCAGCTCTGTACACACCTTGTCGAACTGATTGCAAAAGGCCGCCATTTGATCCGCGCTATTTTCGTCGCCGGTAATGACCTTGTAAATCGGGTCAATCACAATGGCAATATAGTTCTTTTTCGCCGCTCTGCGGATCAATTTGGGCGCTAATTTGTCCATGGGTACTGATTTACCTCTAAGGTTCCAAATATCGATATTAGAGGCGTTTACGGGCCTTAAACCCATCCGTTTATATACATCCGCAAAACGATGCAAGCAACTCGCTCGGTCAAGTTCTAAGTTTACATACAGCACTTTTCCTTGCGCACAGTGCCACCTGAGCCAATCTATCCCCTCGGCAATAGAAATACACAACCCAATCTGCAAAAACGATTTCCCGGCCTTTGACGGCCCTGCTAAAAGCATTTTATGGCCCTGCCGCAGGACTCCACCGATTAGGCTGGGAGACAGCTCCGGCAGATTGTTCAGCAGACTGTCGAGAGATTCCGGATCCGGCAGATCGTCATTGACGCTCTCGATCCAGTCCACCCACTCCATCCAAGATTCCTTACCGATGTTGGTATCAATCAAGAACTGCTTTTGACCGTTGCGCGTGATGCCCGGCATCCGGGAGAGACGGGACGGATTGCGGTTCTGCCGGTCAATGGAAATTCCGTTCTTTTTGCAGACGTCGTACAAGTAATCCACCCGTTTCTGGTATTCCTTGTAGTCTATTGCGTCTACTTTTACAATGGCGTGCAGGCTTCTCTTTCCGCTGTGCACAAGACAGGCAATCGGCAGCTCCAGATCCCGAAGAATCGCGTTCTGTTTCTCGATTTCCATATCATCGGATTCCACAAGGGCATAGCGGTAATCGGTCACATTTTCGTTTTTACAGCCTTTTCCATCCAGCGGATTAAAGCGTATCCATGCACCGGCCTCTTCCTTGTAATCGCCTAAAACTTTGCCGAGGTCGCCCTTGCACTTGCTTAACTGTTCAATTAGTTGCCCGGCGGTCCGGTCATAGTTCCCCCTTGTTGGCAGGTATTTTCCGTCTTCATTTTGCCAGGATTCTGTTACGTATCCCACGTTATCAGAGGCTTCAAATAAGGTTCCGATGTATGTAATCAGGTCAGCTATGGGGTTCCATGTTTCGCTCGGGGCTTCAATTTCCTTGTCTTCCACCCAGTTCTTATTGATAATAACCAGGTTGTCTTTGTCGCCGGAAATTTCGTCCTCCCAACCAATTTCATGTCCCGGATCGTATTCCGGCACCCATCCCTGATCCCTGGCAAGCTGCACAATGGTGCCACCAGTGACAGGGACTCCGGTACCTCGAAATGTAACCCATTTCTGATAACATTCATTGGGGTGATATCGCCCCGGATCCTTTGCACTCCAGGCATCCCAGTCTGCCGTATCGTAACCTTCTTCCTTCAAGGCCATCCCGACATTTACCCAGTCCTGATAACACAATTCTGACGGGTCTATATGGTTTAAAACTTTTAAAAGGTCTGTCCTCTGATCCATGCGTTCATACTCCTTAATCCGGTCTATACTCATTCGGGTGGATGTCACGAGGTACCCGCCATCCATTCGCTGCAATTCGGTCAATTAAATTTTTTGCTTGATCAAATTTCCATTCTCCTACATGCTCAAAGCCTTTACCCTCCAAGCAGCGGATCTGCTTTGGTGTGGTGAGTCCTTCTTCCCGGCGCTTATTCAGGCGGTCTAATATTTTCGCAGCCTTGCCGGCGTTATCGATCTCATCCGGGTAGATTCCCAATTTTTCCAGAGTCTTTACCTGCCGCTCACTCGGTGGCGACATTTCCCACCCAAACGCCGGTATATAACCCGATAGGTCTTCGGCCTGGATGCTCATTTCAAACTGCAAGGGATCCACCAGCTTTTTCTTTCGATGTTTCATTTCCCGTAATTGCTTGGCCAGTGCCTCTTCCCGCTGTGATACCACATCTTCGGATGCCTTTGCCTCGGCTTCCTCAATATCTACCGGGCAACCGGCCGCCTCGATGTTCTTGGTCATAGCTTGCGCCACTTCCTCGTTCACACAAATCAGGTGTGCCGGATGGCATAATTCGTGCCGCTCGGTGTGCCATAGGAAATCTAACAGCAGCAGATCGGTCTTCCCGGGGTGCAGCCTGGTTCCGCGTCCCACCATTTGGCTGTATAGGCTGCGTATTTTCGTGGGACGTAACACGACGATGCAATCCACACTGGGACAGTCCCAGCCCTCTGTTAATAGCATAGAGTTGCATAGTACGTTATAGTCCCCACGATCAAAGGCTTCGAGAACTTCCGACCGGTCCTTGCTCTCCCCGTCTACCTCTGCCGCGCGAAACCCTTTTTCGCACAGAATATCACGGAATTTCTTGCTTGTGGCAACCAGCGGAAGAAACACGACAGTCTTACGATTAGCACAATAGCCCGCCATTTCGTCGGCAATCTGGTACAGATACGGATCGAGCGCAGATCCCAGATCTCCTACCTTAAAGTCCCCCGACTGTGTCCCTACGCCGGTTAGATCCAGTTTCAGCGGAATCGTTACCGCCTTGATAGGGCTCAAATATCCCTCTCGAATAGCTTTAGGTAAGGTGTACTCATATGCCAGGGACTCAAAGCATTGTCCCAGGTTGCGCATATCGCCCCGATCCGGCGTTGCGGTAACTCCGAGTACCTTAGCTTCGTCAAAGTGCTCCAGCACTCGCTGATAGCTGTCAGACAGGCAGTGATGAGCTTCATCCACAATGATCTTGTCGAAGTAATTGGCAGGAAATTGTTTTAACCGCTTTTCCCGCATAAGAGTCTGGACGGACCCCACTACAATGCGGAACCAACTGCTCAGGCAAGATTCTTCCGCTTTTTCGGTCGCGCACCCGAGTCCGGTTGCTTTTGCAATCTTGTCGGCTGCCTGCTCTAAAAGTTCACCCCGGTGCGCCAGAATCAGGATACGATCGCCAGCTCTTACACAATCCTCTGCCACCTTTGCGAAGACGATTGTTTTGCCGCAGCCCGTAGGCAAGACGAGGAGCGTCTTGTCTACCTTTTCCCACTCCTCGAAAATTGCCTGCTTCGCATTTGTCTGATATGGCCTAAGCTCCATTAAAATTCACCTGCCCTAAAGGTTTTCTGCTCTTTCGGGTAGAGTTTTAATACTTCGTTTGATTCTCCGCTGGTTCCCTTTTCTTTGTTTTCCCATTTGCGGATCCCGATTTTCGCCCTGCCGGTGGAACCGATCACGTTTCCCCATTTCGGGGCAACCTTTTCGCCTTTTTTCTTCATCCCTATGGATACGAAGAACTCTGAAAGCCTCCATTCAAGTGTTGAATATAAGAGCAGATTATGATTAATCGTCGTGCTCTTTTCCCCGTCTTTGATCTTGACCTTAATAATGGCTTTGTTGCAGGGCGGGATCTTCTCCCCACCCTGATATCTGGCTCGCTCGAATCCAGTCACTTCAAAATCATAATCCCCCTCAGGGAATACAGTAAACTCCGCTGAATCCTGCTCAATTTCGTCTTCCCAGTCCAATGCTCTTTCTGTTTTTTCATTCATAATCTCAACCTCCATTTTTTTGTTCAAACGGTATTTCTGTCTTGTCTAAGTCTTTGCGTATCATCTCATAAACTTTGTCCCAAAACGCAACCAGCCAACCCTCTATAAAATCATCCCCGTAATTCTCGATTGGCGTACTCTGCGGGAAGTATCCCTTTTTCGCTACAACCCACTGGATTTCCTCTTCTGATATAAGATTACTTTCCATTAGATCTTTTAACTTCCTTCGAGCTGGCGATAAATCAGACTTTTTCTCTTTCGGAGCTTCCGCGCTTTTCTTCCCGGAATCCCTGCCCTCAAAATCCATTTCCATTTGATTAATGAAGGATGTGTCAACGGCCGGCTTATCCGGCTCAGACTTGGACTCATGGATCTGTTCAGGTTCCGGCTTTGCCGTTTGTACCGGGCTGATTTCCGCAAAGATATGTTTGATTTGTTCGTAATCAAAGGGCATTTCGTCCGGCAGCTCGTGCCGGTTCTTCGCATCCCAGCACGGGTGGTGCGTTGCATACATGACCCGCCTGCCGCCCTGTGCTTTGTTCTTGCCTTTTCCAGCGCCCTGACCGTCCACGTTTGCCACGTAGATTTTGTAATTAGCAAACAACAGCATGTCGGACCATTCCTTTGCCAGAGGGGCAATCTGTTTGGATAACTTCAACTCCCAGTGATCATAGGCGCCCATTTCTTCCGGCTGCTCGATCTTCCTCATAGTCGCGTGGGCGTTTAAGACGATGTTGATGCCTGCCTCCTTGACTTCTTCAAGGAGGTTTAACAGTCTCCCAAACTCTTCCTTCAGGTACGTGTACCCTTTTCCATAACCAAAGCCCTCGATCCCGTCTACCTGCGACTTCGCACAAATATGTTCAACACACATCCGCTCCGCCCAGTCTGCCGTATCAACAACCAATGTGCGGCAGGCGGTCGGGTTATTTTTAAAATATCGCACCTGCTCCATGAGCATGGTCCAGCTACTGGGGGTCGGGGTCCTCGCCACGTCTATCTGTGTAGTGCTGCCCTCCGTATCAATAAAGACGGGGTCTGGAAATTTTGAGGCGAACGTTGTCTTGCCGATTCCCTCGGGGCCATAAATGGTACACTTTACAGCCTTTTTAATGCGTCCTTTTATAAGTTCCATCTGAATTCCTCCCTACATTATTTAGTTCTTCTATTATTGGCTTGTGTTTTTGTGTCAACCCAACGACAATTCCAAGGAGCATAGGGCCCATCTACGTCAATTCGGTCAATAGTACATTCTCCGCGAGGTGCGTCTGCATTATATCCATTTGTCATAGCCCATTTCCGGAAAGCAGAATAATCACTTTTCCATTCTTGACAAATAACAATTCCTCTCCCACCATAATCCGAATATCTGTTATGCGAAGGGTAGTAGCATCGATCAATCATTCCCCTCCATACTCGATATAATCGTTCTTTTTGACTACCGCCGTGCGTCATGCGAGGTGGGGATTCTATTAAGTGAGCAAGCCTTGAACATCCACAGGATTTTGATGCTCCACTGCGGAGACTCCCAGACAAAACGAGTGTATCTTTTCCGCAGTCGCATTTACAATGCCATAGTGCCATTCGGTTTCGGGTTCCCTCTCGTTTAATTACCGTAAGATGGCCAAATCGTTGACCTGCCAGATCCACGAATGCCGCCATGCTAAAACTCACCCGCCTTCCATGTTTTCAATGCTCTCGCTTCCTTTGGCCGATCATCAGCGTCGACTACATATCCATCGCTAATAATTACGCTGCATTCGTCGCCGGTGGACACTCGGGTAGCAATCGCCTGCAGTCCTTCCCCCTCCAGCCACTCGCCAAACTCCTTAAGCGTATCGAGGTCCATCTGCTCGAGCTTATCCATGAGAACAAAACCACAATCCGGCGTAAGCTTGCGGACAATAGCCGTGGCCACTTTTAACTGATCCGATCCCGACATATTATCCCATTTGTGCCCCTTATAAATTAGCTCGCCATCCTCAACAGAGAGGTCAGGAAGCGGCAGATCAGCCCCTTGCAGCAGGGCAATCTTTTGTTCCCGGATATTGTTAATCTCTATCGTCATGGCATCATACTGCCCGGCGTAGTCCTTGGCATCCTCTTCGGCTTTGTCTTTGTCAAAATTGATCCGCACTTTTCGATTGATTTCTTCGATCTGCTCAATGTTGCGTTCTAACTCTTCCGTAGATTCGTCGTGCAAATCAAGGGCAGACTTGCGAGCGATCTCCAGATCTGCCCGGACAATATTTTGTTTGTGCAGAAGTTCCTGCATCTGCTCCGTAAGCCGCTGGTCATCCTGTTCCAATTGGTGCAAGCGCTCTCTCTTGCGTTGGTTCTCCCCATTCTGAGCAAGGATTGATTGCTGCTGCTGGATCAGTTCCGACGCAGAGATTAATTCCTTCGGAGCGTCTGGGTAATAGGTCTGTTCTTTGGCGAACTTTTTCTTCTGATCTGCCACGCGGCCAATGACCAGCCGCTCGTTGTATAACTCCTGCTCCTTCTGCTCAAACTCATAGAGCCTGTCTCCAACTCCTATGATCTGTAGGAGCGTCTGCGCCTTTTCTTTTCCGGATGCCTGCAAGAAGCGCGGCAAATCGAGGGCAAGCTGCTCGACGAAGCTGTTAAGCAGTTGTTGGCCTCCTTTCTGGCCGTTAGGATCCGTTACCTTAAGATCACTGTTCTTGCCCTTACGCTCCGCGACCAAGCCATTACTAAGCGTGATCTTAAGAGCTGGCGGCAATACAGAGCCGTCCCTGTGCGCCTCAGAGGGCTTGTAGCGGTCGCCTCCCAGCGTCCATGCAATGGCGTCCAATACGGACGTTTTCCCCTGATTATTGCGCCCGCCGATCACGGTCAGCCCGGACGCAGAAGGTTCTACCTTTACAGCCTTGATCCGCTTTATGTTCTCGGCCTCCAGCCGATTTATTTTAATCATCTTTACATATCCCCCTGTCTTGTGGTATACTTAACATAGTTAATTGGTCTTTGGCCCTTGATGTTGCAGCATCGGGGCCTGTTTTTCTGCCGGCGCGTTCTCCCGATCCATCCGCTTCAGTTCTTGCTCGATGGTGCGGATCCACTCATCTCGCTCTAACTCACTCCGTGTTATCGGCGCCTTGCCGTCCTTTAACGGATGCAGGATGCGGTCGATTTTACCACTCTGGTTCATGCACTTCTACCTCCTGCTTAAATAGACTTACTTCCGGTACTTTGTTGACAAGTTTCCACTCTCTCGGCCACCTTTCGCTCATGCTACAGCAGGCGTTATCCGCGCCTGATCCGATATGTAGGGGACACTTAGGGCAGTTCCCGTGCTGCCTGCATGTATCGCGGATAAGCCTCAACGCTTTCAATAACTCTTCCAACTTATTTTCCTCCTCTCACTATTGCTAATGTGCATATAGTATACAGCCCAAGCCCCGACAGGGCCGCCACCGGTGTGCTCCGCTCATACAGTATCGAGATAACGAGCATCCAGGCCGTAAAATAGGTAATGATCTTAAGCACGAGGATGACCTCGCGTATTGCTTTCTTCACCATATCGCCCCCTTTTCTTCTGTGGTAAACCTTAAAACCTTGAAAATTGACATTAAGTCCTCCCTCTTAAACGTACCCGGCTCTCTTAAACGCTCGCATAAAGTTGAATAT